CTTATAAATAATTACAATTATTATTTACAAATGATAAGAGATGTAACCGGTTTAAATGAAGCTAGAGACGCTTCTACACCAGATTCAAGATCATTAGTTGGTATACAAAAACTAGCAGCAGCTAATTCAAATGTAGCTACAAGACATATATTAGACGCTAGTTTATTTTTAACTGTAGAAACAGCAGAACAATTATCACTTAGAATATCTGATATTATAGAATATTCACCAACAAAAGATGCTTTTATACAAGCTATTGGAGCTCACAATGTGGCTACGTTAGATGAAATGAAAGAGTTACATTTATATGACTTTGGTATATTTATAGAAATGCAACCAGACGAAGAAGAAAAACAAATTCTTGAAAACAATATTCAAATGGCTTTACAACAAAAGCTAATAGATTTAGATGATGCTATAGACGTTAGACAGGTTAAAAACCTTAAAATGGCTAATCAACTTATAAAGTTCAAGAAGAAAAAGAAAATGGAAAGAGATCAAGCCGTGCAGCAACAAAACATAAAAGCGCAAGGTGAGTCTCAACAACAAGCAGCTGCTGCATCAGCACAAGCAGAACAGCAAAAAGTACAAGCTCAACTTGAAGCAGAAATGCAAATGGAAGAAAAAAGGAATGGTATGAAAATACAATACATGCAGCAAGAGGCAGAGCTAAAAATGAAGTTAATGGAAAAAGAGTTTCAGCTTAACATGGAGATGAGAAAACTTGAAGCAGATAATGCTATGCAAAAAGAAGGTATGAAAGAAGAGGCTAAAACACAAAGAGAAAGAGAAAAGAATACTCCTAACTTTGAGTCAAAAGGTATGGATTCAATGGAAGGTGGTATGGGAGTAGCTGGATTAACAAACAACTAATTATTTAATATTATTTTATCATGGAAGAAAACAAAGACGTAGTTGAAGAAACTACACAACAACCCGTGGAAGAAACCACAGAACAAAAACAAGAAGAATCACACATATCTCTTAACGATGATGGTGATATAAAAGTAGATTTAAACAAGTTTAACGAATTAAACCAAGATCAAGATGCCGTTTCAGAGTCACAAACAGAGGAGGTTCCTGTACGCAACGAATCCGAAGCTAGCGAAGGAGTTCAGCAAGAAAACGTCGAAGCAACAAATGAAGAACCTACCGGAGAGCAAGAGCAAGCCGTTCAAAATGAAGAACCAGAAGTTGTTGAAAATGCTCAAGAAGAACAGGTAGAAGAAGAATACGTTGACTTGCCAGAAAATATTCAAAAGTTAATGGACTTTATGGATGAAACTGGTGGTGATCTACAAGATTATGTAAGACTAAATACAGATGTTAAAGATTTAGATGACTCTGAAGTTCTACATGATTATTACAAAAGAACAAAACCTCATTTGAATAATGAAGAAATTAATTTTCTATTAGAAGATAGATTTTCATATAACGAAGAAGAAGACGATCAAAAAGAGGTAAAAAGAAAAAAACTAGCCTTAAAAGAGCAAGTTGCTGAGGCGAGGACCTACTTAGACGGGCAAAAGTCTAAATACTATGAAGACATCAAAGCTGGTTCAAAGCTCACGAGTGAGCAACAGAAAGCAATTGAGTTCTTTAATAGATACAATCAAGATGAAGAGCAGAACAAGAAAATTGTAAAGCATCAACAGGAAACTTTTGTAGACAAAACAAACCAGGTTTTCAATGAAAATTTTAAAGGTTTTGAGTTTAACGTTGGTGACCAAAAAATGACTTACAATATTCAGAATACTAACGATGTGAAGAACACGCAGATAGATATAAATAATTTCGTAGGAAAGTTTCTTAACGAAGGTTTAATGTCAGATGCCGCGGGTTATCACAAAGGACTATTCACTGCTATGAATCCTGATGCAATAGCAAAACATTTCTATGAACAAGGTAAATCGGATGCTATAAAGCAATCGGTTTCCGAATCCAAGAACATTAACACGTCTAGAGAATCTCATAAAGTTTATGAGGGTGAAGGAGGTATAAAAATTAGAGTTTTAGGTGATGATTCAAATGATATGAAGCTACGTATTAAAAAACGAAACTAATTATTAATTTAAAAATTATTTAAAAATGGCAGTAACAGCAGTCGGAGCCTCGGGTTATACCCCTGCTCCAATGAAACAATTACTCGCAACTAACTATATTGACTTTACCGCCGGAGGTGCTGGAGCAACAAATGGTTGGGCGCAACAATACTTACCAGATCTTATGGAGAAAGAAGCTGAGGTTTTTGGAAACAGAACTATCTCAGGTTTCTTATCGCAAGTAGGAGCTGAAGAATCTATGACTTCAGACCAAGTAATTTGGTCAGAGCAAGGTAGATTACACTTAGCATACAAAGTTGTAACTGGAGCGGATGATTCAGGTGAATTAAAATTAACTTTTACTTCTAACACAACTGATGCTGATGGAAATGCAGTACCAAACTCAGGTAAAGACCACGGTATACGCCCTGGTGATATGTTACTTGTGTCTGATACTGATTCAACTATAAATGTATTTGTACAGAGCGTAAACGCTACTGCAGGTACTATGCAATGTGAAAGATACGATGGTAACGCAGCTGGAAACGCTGGATTAGCTACAGGCGCTGGAGCATTAACTGTTCTAGTTTATGGATCTGAATATGTTAAAGGATCTATAGGTAGAGATGGAGCTAATAAGCCACAGCACTTATCTAGAACTAACAAGCCAATCATTTTAAAAGATAAATATGAAGTATCAGGTTCTGATGCATCTGCTATCGGTTGGGTTGAAATTTCTGGTGAAGAAGGACAAAATGGTTACCTATGGTACTTAAAAGCTTCTGGTGACACTAAAGCACGTTTTTCTGATTACTTAGAAATGGCAATGATGGAATCTGTAACTGCAGGTACTAACATGGCTGCTTCTACTGTAACTAATGCAACTGGTGCAATTGGTGGAACTGAAGGTTTATTTGAGGCACTTTCAACAAGAGGTAACATATCTAACGCTTTAGATTCAGGTACAGCTTCACAAGTTTTAACTGAATTTGATGACATATTGAAAGAGCTTGACGCTAACGGCGCTATCGAAGAAAACATGTTATTTGTAAACAGAAGTGTTGCTCTTAACATAGACGATATGTTAGCTTCTCTAAACTCTTACGGTACTGGTGGTACATCTTACGGTGTATTCAACAATGCTGAAGATATGGCGTTAAACTTAGGTTTTTCAGGATTTAGAAGAGGTTCTTATGACTTCTACAAATCTGACTTTAAATATCTAAACGATGCTGGTACAAGAGGTATGATAAATTCAACTGACGGTACTAACAAGATTACTGGTGTGTTAGTTCCTGCTGGTGTATCTTCTGTGTATGACCAATCTTTAGGTAGAAATTTAAAGAGACCATTCTTACACGTAAGATTCAGAGCTTCTAATATGGAAAGCAGAAAGTACAAAACTTGGACTACTGGTTCAGTTGGTGCTACTACTTCTGATTTAGATGCGATGGAGATGCATTTCTTATCTGAAAGATGTTTAGTTGTTCAAGGTGCAAATAACTTTGTATTATTGAAAGGATAAACATTATATTTTTAAAAGAACCGGGGCTTCGGCCTCGGTCCTTTTATTTTTTTTTAACTTATTAAATTATATTATATCATGGCAAAAAAACAAAAAGAAGAGGTAGAGGTACCTGTTGTTGAAACACCAATTGTTGAAACACCAAAACCTAAAAGAATTGAACCAACAAATCCTGTAATTGATGGATGGGAGGTTAAAGACAGAACATATAGATTAACGGATGGTAGCAGACCCTTAACATACACTTTTAAAAATCGAGGTATATACTATTTTGATGATGCAAAAGGTTATGAAAGAGAGGTTATGTATACTAGAAACCAAAACACTTGTTTTGTTGATGAGTTTAAAGGTGAAATCAGACCTGGTAGAATAGTTTTTAGAAATGGAATTTTATTTGTTCCAAAAAATCAAAGAACACTACAAATGATGATGTCTATATATCACCCTTGGGCTGAAAAAGCTTGGTTTGAAGTTAAACCTAAAGAAAAAGCAAAAGTAGAACTACAAACTTTAGATTTAGAGTTAGACGCAATGATAGCGGCAAGAGAAATGGATATTGACATGGCTGAAGCTATAATGCGTGTAGAGTTAGGTTCTAAGGTATCTAGCATGAGTTCTAAGGAGCTTAAAAGAGATTTACTTGTATTTGCTAAGAATAAACCTATGTTATTTTTAGACTTAATGAAAGATGACGGTATACATCTTAGAAATATAGGTATAAAAGCAACAGAAGTAGGAATATTAAAACTATCTAGTGATAACAGAGTATTTACTTGGGGATCAACAGATAGAAGATTATTAAAGGTTCCTTTTGAAGAGCATCCGTACTCAGCTTTAGCCTCTTGGTTTAAAACTGACGAAGGTATGGAGATTTTAACTTCTATTGAAAAACAATTAAAGTAAACAAAATAGTATACAATCACCCTTCGGGGTGGTTGTTAT